CTGATCAAGGGTGACACTCCCATTGGCCATCGCCGCGATGATCTCCCCGCGGGTGGTAGTGCCATTGAGGATGCCCACGTACAGGTTTCTGGCCACCGTCTGGTCGTCACCGCTCAAGGTCGTGCTCAGTTGCTGGAGGTTCGCGATTATCCCACCGATGATGATCATCTCCTCGGCAGGCATCTTCTCCTGAGCTGCACGTTGTTGGAACCACTGACCGAGGGACTGGATTTCAATTCCAGAGGCCCTGGCTTCATCGATCAAGGTAAAGCCCTTCTTCTCGATGAGCTGCCTGCGGTCAACAGAGTTCTCCCGATCAGCGTGGTCGGCTTGCTGTTCAATATCAGCGAGGGCACCCTCCAGGCTCAATGCCAGCTCTTGGTTCTGCTCGAGCGTCGTCTTCCCGAACCTGACCTCCCCGGCCGTCTCGATGATCGCTCGGGCCTTCTCAAACATCCGCTGACGGCTCAGGGGGTCCGTGCTACGACGGGCCTCCATCACAATCACCTGGGCTCGGGTGATGGCAGCTCGGGCCACAGCGGCCTGGACATCAGGCATACCCGCTTCACGGGCACTCTGGATCTCGCGGTCGAGCAGCTCAGAGTTCTGACCTTCATTGACAGTGAGGTCTTCGAGCAGGGTCCCAAACTTGTTCTGGATCTGAGTGAGACGCCACTGCTTGAGCTTCTCAGCTCGGGCAATGACAGCCTGAGACCGCCAGTTGTCCGTGATGTTGTTGCGGTTGGCCGCAGCCACTTGCTGAGCATAGAAGTCAGTGAAGATCGGGTTGCCCGCGATCTGCTCAGACCACACCTCGTTGGCGATCTCGTCAGCGTCCTTGGCGGGGTCGGCGAGCAGGTTGCCCTCGTCGTCCTCGATCCGCGTGTACTCCTCCATGCGGAGGTTGAGGGCATCCCGGTACTTCGCCAACTGGCCCTCAGCAGCCAGCTCAGAGATCTGCCGATAGAAGTGAGGGATCGCCCACTCGGGGATCTCCTTCTTCCTGGCCATCGCAGCGATCTTGTCGCGGGAGTCCTTGTCCTGCAAAGCACCGACAGTACCCGCAGGGTCCGTAGCAAACGTACTCGCGCCCTTCTGCTGTGCATCCGTGGAGACCTCCTGCCCGATGGCCTGGGCCATGTTGGCAAAGGAGTTCGACAGGGGCGACAGATCCAAGATCTGCTGCATGGCAGGGCCCTGGATGATGGGCGTCATGAAGCTGTCCACAGGGGTTGCCTGCGGACGCAACTGGCCCTCATCCTGAGGTCCTTGGATCACGAAGCGACGAGCCATTCTATTGAACCTTGTTCTTCACGTAGTAGGTGGTGGCGTCCATGGATGCCTCCCCGATGCGCAACAGCGCGCCCAGGTAGTCAGGAGCCTGCACGGGCTTGGGAGCCGAGGCAGCGATGGCGGCCTGTTGGTTGGCCCGAACGGCGTCCATGTCCAGCTTCAACTGAGCACTCGCCCAGGTGGCGTTGCGGATCTGCGTCTGACGGAACCCCAGCTCTTGCTGACGGTACTCGTCGAGCAGGGCCGACACACTGTTACCAGCCGTGCCAACCTCTCCAGCGGACACACGGGCAGCCGCCGCGGCCGCCGCAGCCTTCCGACTGTTGGCGTCAATGGCTTGGGACGCCGCAGCGTTCTCTTGGTTCTGGCGATTGAGCAGTGCGCTGTACTGGCTGACAGCCGCCGCAGTGGCGTTGGCCTGGACTGCCGCGGACTGCTGCTGCTGCCACTTGGCCTGAGCAGCGGCGTTCTGCTGTTGCTGGACGACACCGTAGACGGTGCCCAGCGTTGAGATTCCAAGCTGCGTAGCTGCCGCCGTGGCAGGGGCCATAGCCCCGAGGGCGGTGATTAGAGCCGGGACGCACATGGTTAGAGGATCATTCCTAGGTAGTAGTTGTTGAGGAGAACTTTGGTTGGGCGGAATCCCATTCGGAGTGCCCACTTGATGTGGGTGGTGTTCCTGATGTCGAAGTAGTTGAAGACCACAGGGCTGTGCTGCTTGATCTGCCCGAGCCACTTCTTGGACTCAATGAAGATCGACTTGTGGAAGGACTTCATAGCCGGGGTGCCGAGCATCCAGGGGAACGCTGTGCCGCCCTGGAAGAGGACACCTACGATCATGAACGGGACGCCCTTGTGCTTGACCACACGCGTCCCAGGAAGGTCCTTGACTCCCTCGAAGATCTGGCGAGCAGGCAGACCATGCGGATTGAACGGGCTCTCAGCCACCTCCCGCGCATCCTCAGTACGCAGGTTAGCGGCCAGGAAGTCCAAGTCCTCGTCGGTGGGCACCGAGATCGCTATTGAGCCCGAGGGAACCGGGTAGTAAACTCCGCGATCCATTCGGCTCCAATCAGTGTGCTCGGCCATGGGGTGTTGTTGGTGATGGTTACGGTGAATTCGTCGTTCCTGGCAAAGACCGGGAACCTGTACTGACCTTGGTCCAACTTGACCAGGGCGTTGCCGCCGCTGTTCCCCAGCGTTCCAGAGAACAGCATAGTTGATGCCGTCTCGCTGTCAATCTGGACGTCCACAGTGAAGTGGTTGGTGTTGACGTAGCGGATGGTGCCCCACTTAACCTGGTAGCGTCCTTCAGCGATGGGGATTCGACCACCGTTGGTAGCTTCCTCACGGAGGTCGGCTTTACCAAACTGGTAACGCATGGTGTAGAGGCTACCAAGGATCATGCCCGTGGTGGCCGTCTGGTTGTTAGGTAGGCTGACCGTAGGGTTGGCGAACGGTAGGCCAGACACAGGGTCGGTCGTCTCGATGGTCGGGGAGGTGTAGCTCCCGATGGCGAACGTGATCACAGGGACGAACGGGGCATCCAGGTTGTACGACGCAGGCAGCGTTATGAAGGTTTTGTTTCCGGCAGGGTAGTACGTTTTGGTTGCGCTGTTCAGACTAATCTGGCGGTCCATCAGGGGAGCCGTGATCGTGCTGAAGTCGTCAGTGCCAAACTTGAAGTCCATGACCTCCAAGGCACTGGCGCTGTCCAGGCCCGCCATGATGTACAGCTTGTCACCGTAGAACTGGCAGCTCAGGACATCCCGGTCGAACGTGTACTTCGACCAGGCCGCTTGGAGCACGCGGTCCCCGTCGATGAAGTATTTGTAGATGAACAGTGACGTCGGCTCTGCCGAGCTGAGCACAACGATCACACGCTCGCTCTCGCAGGCAGTGATCGTGGTGACACCCTGGGGGATGTACCGCGGGATCTGCAGGCTGATGTTCTGGGCGATGTAGCTTCCCTTGGCAATGTCGCTGGGGTCAGCGATCTGCTGGTACTCCATCAGCGAGGCCCACTCCTGTCGGTCTGACACGAAGTAGGCGTTCTTGCCCACGACAATCGGGGCGACAGCCGTGTTGATCGGGTAGCTCGTCACGAACTGGATGCTCGCCGTCTTGGGGGTCAAGATCGGGTCCCCGCTCACGACGAACTGGGCCTGCTCAGCGAACACCAGCAGGCGCTCATTGAGGGGCACCGCGTGCTGGAGCTTGGCAACCTCAGTGTGGGCCGCCTGGATGTCGATCACGTCGCTGTCGAGCAACTGCCGTACGGTCGTGCGGAAGAAGTTGCCGTAGATGCCTGCTTCGCTCATGCAGACGGAGCTTTCCGTCAGGATGCCAAAGCGGTTCTTGTGGAAGAAGATGTCGGTGATCGGCTTGCCAACGAAGCTGGGGGCGGGGTTGGTCTCAATGTCACCGGTCTGGCACTCCAGCCAGGGGTACTCCTCGAGCGAGAAGTAGATGGCGAAGGGGACAGTGGTGACGGTTCCCAGTGCATCGTCCTGCTTACGGATCAGGACCAGCGGCATCTTCTTGAGAGCAACGGGGCGGTCAGGCCCAACGGCCTCACGCCACTCGCCCTCCCCGAAGGTGTTGGGTACGGGGGTCACGAAGCGAACATAGAAGTCATCCTCGTTCGCTTCCACGGCTCCCTGCACTTGCAGGACGGTGCCGTCCAAGCATCGAGGAGGCAGCTCATCAAAGTTGTCCACGGTCAGGTGGTAGCCCTTGAGGGCGGTGTCCCCAACTGAGTCCGACGTGAAGATGCGGGTGATGTTGGCCGTACCATTGGTGATCTTGAGCACGCTGCCCGAGCGGGTAACCGTCCAGCCGCCACCATCGAGCTGCGTCCGAAGCTGCTCAGCGATGTCGTCGGTCTTGATCGAGTTGTACTCGGTGCCAGTGGACTCAGTGACGACGGTGACCGTAGCCGAACCAGTACTGTTGTTGACCACAGTCGGGGTGAAGGACACGCCCGCCACGTCGGCCTTGATGCGAAACGCAGGCGTGGTGCTAGGATTGGTAGCCGTGACAATGTCCTCCATCGAGTCCCCGCCGACTGCGGAGTTAATCGCTGAGGCGATGGCGGCCGCCGCCTGAAGCGCGGTGGGGCTGCCAGTGACGGTGTAGGACTTGGTGTAGCCCAGGACAGTGACCGTCCAGACGGAGCCGTTGGGTCCCGCCGCGCTTAGAGAGACGTTCCACTCTTCCTGGACAGGACCAGCCGCAGTGCCGTTCCAGGTGGCCACTTCAGCGGTCTTGCTTGCAGAGGCCGTCGACACTTCCACACGGTAGTTGGTCTTGTAGTTGCCCTGACGCACGTACAGGTACGCAGTCCGAGCATCCTGGGTAGGGGAGGGGTTGCCAGAGTCGACCTCTGGGACAATCGACGTGTTCACCAGGAAGGTGTAGTCGTTCACCGTGGTCCACTTGAAGTCAGCCAGCGAGTCAAAGCTAGGCACCACGTAGGTGTTGATCAGGGCAGTAAGCCCCGGCCCACCCGTGTCAATGATGGGGATGGCATTGCCTTCCAGGTCCCATGCCCGGATGGTCGCGGAGGCCCCACTGCTGGTGCTAACGACTCCGAACAAGTAACGCTCAGCCGCGTCTCGATTGACCCAGTGGTAGGAGCCTCCAACGAAGTCGTCGCTGGGGTTGGTCTCCAGGCCGTTCAACCAGAGCGTGCCGGGGCGCTTCTTGAGGCCTTCCTCAATCGTTCCGTAGGCGTTCTCTTGGATGCGACACTGGCTCTCAAGGCGGAGGTCGTCAGGCTGCTGAGACACGCCGCCAACCAGGTTGGGCTGAGACTTAGCTAGGAGCATTAGTAGGGACCGATGCCAGACAGCGGGGACAGGCGGTTCACGACACGCTGGACGGCCCAGGAGTCGAACACAGTGTAGTCGGCGTCGGTGGCCTCCTGATCACGCAGGTCGAGCAGGGCCATCATCTCGTCACGCTCTTGGAACTGGTGGATGTTGGGAGCACCGGCCGCAGTGTCCTGAAAGATGCGAGCAGCTCGAACCATGATGTAGCGGCGGGCCGCCTCAGGGATCTTCTCGAAGTCCTGGAATAGCACGACCTCCACCTTCATGGACGTGGTGAACGTGCTCGAGTTGGTCACCGTGTTGTACAGCTTCGCATCGCGGACAACGATGTCGTAGTCGCCGCGGTAGTAGCTGGGGTCATTGAGGTCGACCTTTGCCCAGGTAGCCTGGACGGGGATCTCGTTCGACACGTTCGGAGTGACGGTGATCGTCTCGGTATTGAAGTGCCAACCACGGCTGAGGACTTCCCGAGTAACCTCGTCCAGCACGGCCTCAGCTAACACTGCGTCACGGCGAGTTGCCGGGAGGGAGGCTACGGGAGCTTCGTTCACCGCGGCCAGGATCTTGTTGACTGCCTGGAGGCGGGTGGTGGAGGTTACGACTGCCATTGGTTGAGTGGTCTGTGTGGAGAGAGAGAGAAGGGAATAAGGAGGAGGACGGGGTGTCCCCCTCCTTGTCAGGTCAGATCAGGACTAGGCCACGTTGATCGAAGTCCAGCGCATGGCGGCGTCAGGACGCAGCACCGCGTGACCCATGGCGTAGCGAGCGACGAGCAGGGTGCCCTGACGCTCAACGCTGTACTCAGTCTGGATGCTCAAGTCCTTGAGCTTGACAGTACCGATGGCCGACTTGTGGAAGGCGACCGCACAGATTTGAGTCAGGTTCACGTTGTACTTGGTCGTGTTCCCAGAGGGACCGATGCCAGAGATGTTGGTGCCGTCGCCGGTGCTAACGCCCAACGTGCAGAGCTTCGAGTCTGACTGCGCAGCCTGCTGGACCGGGATGATGGTGAAGCCCGCGTACTTGATCATCATCTTCGGCTCCAACGCATTACCGTTGGTGCCTGCATTGACGTCGTTGTTGAGAATGATCAAGCCCGCGGTGTTCGTCTGGTTGTACAGACGGTAGAACAACTCGGGGCGGCAGATGATGTAGCGATCAGAGGTCGGGATCTTGGCCTCGTCAAAGACACGCGCCGTGGCCCAGATGGCGTTGAAGAGGGCCGCACTCACCGTGGCGGTGGCCGAGTTCTGGAGGTTGAGGTCAACCAGCCACGAGCCCGCCGTAGAGCCAACGGTGCCGCTGTTGAAAGTAACATCAGGCAGAGCCGCGTAGTCGGTGTTGAAGGTGGCTCCATCGAAGGCGGTCAGAGCCCCGCTGGCCAGAGCCGCACAAGCGATCAAGCGACGATCCGCTTGGCGGGCCAGCACTTCGCCCATCTGCTTGGCGTACTCAGCACGGGTCTCGTAGTGGATCATCCATTCCTGAATGTCAGGAATGAAGGTCGAGGCCAGCAGGATGTCGTCGACGGTGAGCTTGGCTTCGGCGTGCTTGAAGGCGGTGCCGTAGGCGTTGTTGTCGTCGAGCAGCGACTGACCAGGGGTGTGGTACTTGGCCGACGCGATGCCGATCTGAGGCATCGTGGTAACCTTGCCATTGGAGATCGTCTTGACCTTGCCAAGCTCGATCATTTGGTTGGACTGGTTGAAGGCCGTCATGACCTCGCCAGCGTACTGCTTGAGGAAGAGTGCGTCCGTTGCACCGCCAGCGTTTGCCTGGCCGGGGTTGGACAGAGTAGGGTTGTAACTCATTTGAGTAACTAGAAATCGAACAGGTTGAAACGAACAGAAGCGATCAGATCAGCCGTCCGTTCACACAAGGTTGTCGCTCGTAAGCGGCCAGGTCTCGCGGATTAGCAATCAGTCGTATGCGTGTGGGAGTGCTGCCAGTTGGGCGCGTCTCCGATGATCTAAAACAGTGAAGCCCGCACGGGGAACCATCCCGTGCAGGCCTCACAAAAGCTGGTCCTAAGGTAGCGAATCTCGTCGGGTCAGCTTGTACCAATGCAGAAGGCCGCACCGGGGAGCCCCCAGCACGGCCTTGTTGTTGTCTCAGGCGTTTGACTACGCCGTCTTACCCTTGGACTTCTCCAAGTCCTTCTTGCGAGTCGAGTTGCGGTAGAAGTTCAAAGCGACGGCTGCGAGAATGCCCACAAGACCACCCTCAGCAGACTCAGGGAGACCCGTGAGAGTGGCTTCGGTTCGCTCCTCAACCTCTTTCGCAATGGCTTCGACCGCCTCCTTGAACTCGGTCGACGCATCCTTGATCTCACCCTTGGCCTCGTCCACCTGCTCCTTCGTGGCAGTCGAGTCGGCAATCTTTTCGAGAGCCGCTTCGGTCTTCTGGTGGTACGTCTCTTGGACGTCAGCCAGTGCTCGGAGGTCGCCTGAGGTGATGCAGGCAGTCAGGGAGGTCAGACACAAGAGGGAGATCAGGATGTTCTTCATAGATCAGGGCGTGATGTTGTAGAGGGTGATGTACGTGCCCAGGTTGCCTCCGGGAGGATTCCCGTAACGCAATGCCGCAGCACGGTTGGCAGGGTTGACTGCCAAGCGGTTGTTGAAGTGATCGCTGATCGACCAGTCCGTGGTGTAAGCGGGACCCCAGGTCGAACCCTGCTTGGTCCAGCAGGTGAGCTTGCCGTGAGTGCCCGCGATACGGGACATGGCAACCACCGTGGTGTCGTTCATGAACTTGATGTCCGAGTAGAACGTGTAGGCGGCCAGACCCGTGATCGGGTACTGGACCAACGTCATGCCACTGGTGGTCAACGGCAAG